CCTTTTCGTGTGCTTTACTAGGCATTGCCTGGCAGGAGAAATGAGGATGTCGAGTGGCCACTATGACGCAACCGGCTCCCGGTACGCGATTTCGCAAAACAATCGAATCTGAGGTTTTACCTCCCAGAATAGACGTTGCCAATGATGCCCAGGCTGGCCGTTTCTATAATCGCCCGTGGGAAGATGTCGTAAACGATCTCACTGCGGAGCAATGGAGCGAGCACCTGGTGCGCGTCTATCGCGCCGGTGAAAAGTGGGAACGCGGCGCCGCCCCAGTGGACAATGTTTTCAACGGTCCATTCACCGAGGAGGATATCCGTTCGCGCTTCGGCGGGGGAAAATTCATATTGTGGATGCTCGGGCCGCCGAAAAAGCACAATTTGGTAGCGAAGTGGCAAGTCGATTTGGAAGGTGTGCCACTCGTGAATAGCGTGCCACGCACCGCACAGGCTGATGGAACAAATTCCGTGGCGCTGGAAGCTATGCGCATGTACGCCAATCCGGAATTTATGCGCATGCAGATGCAAATGATGATGACCGCAGCCACGCAAGCGATGGAACTGATCAAAACCCAGATTCCACCTACGCAAGACCCGCTGGCCACGCTGCGCAACGCCAAGGAAATTCTAGGCAGCGGAAATCAGGAACACGGACTCCTCGACACGATCCGCGCGCTGAAAGAATTGGGATTGATCGGCTCGCCGGAAAAGAAAGGCGTGGAAGAAATCCTGGCGCTGATCACCACGCTAAAAACTTCCGGGCTGATCACCAGCGGCGCGCCTAAAGCGGACCTGGCCGCCACGTTCGCCAACAACCTGCCCATGCTCGTCGATCGCCTGGTGAACGGCCTGCACGAATTCCGGCTGAACTCCGAAGCCCAGGAGCGCACCGTGCGATTGCAGCGCGGCGAAATCCGGCCCGGCGATCCGAATGTGATTGATGTAACCCCGTCGTCCCCTACGCCAGCGGCGGCGGCTGGCAATACGGCCGCCACTCCCGCCTCTACCGTTGGCACAGCAGTCTCAGCAGAAACAGCGCAAGCCATCATCGCGCAAGCGCACATGCATCGCTTGGTCGCCGGCATCAAAGACCCTGAATCCGATGGCCAGGATATGTACGATTATCTGAGAAACGCCTGGCCGGAAATCTTGGATGAACTCACCAAGTTTTCGAAGGAACAACTCCTCGCCTTTTTCAAGAGCCGCGAACACCAGATGCAATACTTCGGTTCTGGAGACATCTTGACGCAAGTGGCTGACGATCCCCGCCTGCCGAAAATCATCGAGGATTTTCTGCGCATCGCCAAAGAAGCCGCCGCCGCGGAAACAAAATCCGCCGCGGCCAGCGCGGGAGTGGTGTGAACGAGTGGCGAGCTTGCCCTGAGCGCAGCGAAGGGTGTATTCTTCCCCCGGATGAGATGGGTTTCCTCACGTTCCCTATCTCGATGAACCAAGCTGCGAGGATTGACCATCCTCGTTTGGCCCGCGCCGTAGGTGGTTCGACCATCGCGCGGGCCATTTGATTTTCTAACCGCTTTTCCACAGTTTCCACACCTTTTCCACAGACTCTTTAGACACATGCGAAGATTTCCCCTTGAATGTCGTAGCAGGAATCTCGTACTTTCGTCCGCGCTTGCCCTGAGCAGCTTCGCGCGAAGGGTTCTAGCATCTTAGAGGGGAATCGGGGCGCTCTACCTTGCCAGGCTCGGAGCGCCCCGGTTTCGTCCTGGCAAAACATGAAAAAACAATCTCAGAAATTAGAAATTGGAAGTTTGACGTTGGATCGGATCGAACCTTCAACATCGAATCTCCAACCTCCGGTATCCGCATGACCCGCACCGCCGCCACGCAACTTGCCCCGGAACTGCCCAACAACATCGAAGCGGAGCGCGCCATTCTGGGCGGAATCATGCTGCTTTCGGCGGATCATTTGACGGAAGCGATTGCCGCGCTGGAATCCGTGGCCGACAAGCTGATTCCCGATTATTTCTACCACGTAAACAACAAAAAGATTTACGACGCGATCCTCTCCCTGCACGAAGATGAATTGCCGATGGACGAAATCCACGTGATCGAATGGCTTTCCCAGGCCAAGACGCTGGAGCTCGCCGGCGGGCCTGCCTACATTTCCGCGCTCACGGATGGCCGCCCGGCCATCGCCAACCTAGGCCACTATGCGGACATCGTTCAGGAAAAAGCGCGGCAGCGCCGGTTGATCAAAGAAATGGATTTTTTGCAGAAGCGCGTGTGGGAAGGTTCGGCCAGCGCCGACGATTTGACCGAGCAGCTTAAGAACGCCATCGAGTCCAACGCCATCGTAGCGAGGAATGGAAACGGCAACGGGCACGTGGGCACTTCGCTCTTAGATTTCCTGAAAATGGAATTTCCGCCGCAGGAACATTTGATCGAAGGCTTAGTGCCCCGCGGCGCGTCGGTGATGATTGTGGCGTTGCCTCACCGCATGAAAAGTTTTTTCACCACCGGACTCGCCCTTGCCGCTACAGTTGCGGGCGACAAAATCATGGGCAAACTCGTGGTGTCCAGGCCAGTAAAGACGATGCTGGTGCAAGTGGAAGATCCCGAAGAAGTGGTGCAAAAGCGCATCCGGGATTTCATGAGCACCAATCAATTCCTGAATTGCAATCCCGATTACGTGTGGGTTGTGAAACGCAAAGATTTCACCGGATTTACACCGCAGTGGTGCAAAAAGCTGGTGAAACAAGCGATGGAGTTCAAAGCGGATATCATCGTTCTGGATGTTCTCCGGAGAATTTTCGAAGGTCACGGCGACCTCAACAGTCCCACAGACACCAGTAAGTTTCTGGAAATGATCGACGCCATCCGGGATGTCACCGGCGCCGCCGTGGTGCTCGTTCATCACGAAAACAAAAAAGACGCGGACTTAATGAATGCCGCCGCAGGCTCCTATAATTTTCCCGGCTGGGCCAACGTGATGATCCAGTTCAAGCGCAAGACGATGACGGGTACCGTGTCCCACGTGGAAATTGAAGTGGACAACAAGCTGGGACCGTCCGCCGAGCCGATGCGCATGATTCTTGATCTGGCATCCCCTTACCCGGTCACACTGCAATCGCTAGAGGATGGCGAAGGTTTGGCGGACGCCATCGAACAGATGGACTCCGAATGGAACATCCGTACCTTGATCGAAGTGATGGGCATCAGCCGAACGAGTGCCCAAAGACGCGTAAAAGAGTGGCTGAATCGCGGCCTGATCCGAAAGGTTTCTGGCGGCAAAAAAGGGCGCGGCGGATTAGCCATCTACACCGCAGCCGCACTGGGAGAGTAATGGCAAAAATCCGTCGCGTCATCGTCGAAATTAAAAAACGTCCTTATGGATATGGAAATGGGACCGTTTCAATTCTTCGCCTTAGTTGTGAGCATCAAATTATGAGAATAAACGGTCATCGAAAAGTTGGAGATCATCAAACCTGCGCCATCTGTACTGATCCTAACTCTCCCGATGCGCTTGACCAGAGAATTTTCACCGCATAATACCCTACAGAGAAAGTTTAGCGAAAACTGACTTTTTCTCCCCCGCGCGCGCGTAGGAAGAAAAAGTGGGCATTTAGACCTTAACCCAAACATACTCATGTATATAAAATGCCCAAATCACGTGTGGGCATTTACGGGCATTTAAACCGCTGATTTTACAACTACTTGATTTTATGTCTGTTACCCCTTCCGGAAGTGGGCATTTAGTGGGCATTTAAATGGGCATTTGGCAAGTGCTTATCTGTGTGCATCTTAAGCCTTTTTTCGGGCCTTAATGCCCACCCTTTCTCCCTCTCTGGGGGGGGGTGCGAGAACAGTGTAAAAAGTATACGATAAAACGAGGGGGGTTGTGGAGAGCGCAGTTCACTATTTTCTCTTTCTTTCTTTCTGGCTTCCTACTCTCTAATATAATTCTAAATAAATATCTTGACAAATTATAATTCTTACGGTATCCTGTCTTTGCCTGGCAACGACAAGGAAAACGGTAATGGCGAACAAAACACAAAAAGCGATAAAGCGGTCCACGGGCCAATGGCTGTACTGCTCGTTCCAGGCGCATCCGGAAGAAATTTCTAAATGGCGCGAGCTCGCCGGCGCGGACGATCGCTCTCTTTCCTGGTGGATTCGCAACGCACTGAATAAAGCCGCAAGTTTGGCCGACGGAGGGAAATCCCATGAAGGCACTGAAACGGTGGATGTGGAAACAGTTTCTCCGCATCGGGCATGATCTGGTTTGGAAGGCTGACGATTGGTTCCAGCGTCAGGAAGTTGCATTACGCGGTGAGCGGGTTTCTGTTCATTCTAGTCACTCGCCACTAGCCACTAAGGGGGCATATGAAAGCAACGATGGAGAGCACCACGAAAACGCTGGTTTTGAACGGGCTGAACCTGCGCGTCTGGGAAGGCGTGACGGAGAAGGGGATACGGTTTGTAGCCCTAGTGAATCGCTTGCAAAGCGCGGACGCCGAACAAGAGCGTTTGCTGATTGGCGAAACGACCGCGAAACCGCCGAAGGAGCCGGAACGGGCGACGGCGGGCGCGCTGGAGCGTCTGGGAATCGTGACCGGCGTCCCCGAAGGCTACGCGCCAAAACCGGAGCCTCCGACTTCGACCAGCGCATAGTGGCCCGCCGCGGCGCGTTCGCCGGGATGGTGCTGGCCAAGGCGCAGCCGATGACGGGTGACCTGTGAAAATCTGGAAATACCAATTCGGCGCGCCGTCAATGGTTTGCCAAATTCCCAAGGGCGCAGAGATTCTCTGCGTGCAAGTGCAAGCGGGAAAGGCGTGCCTGTGGGCGATCGTCGATGCTTTCGCTCCACTGGAGAAGCGCGTCTTTCAGATTTACGAAACGGGAAGCGAAATCCCCTCTGGAAAGTACAATTACATCGGCACGTTCCAGACGTGCGAGGAACCGAGTCGATTGGTTGCTTGGCATGTGTTCGAGGTTTTGAACGGCCACTAGTCACTAACCACTAGCCACTGGAGGTTTTAATTTATGGAAAATCCAACCAAGAAAACGATTCAGGCGGTGCTTTTCGTGCTCTTAGGCATCGCCATCGGCCTGGCGCCCGGCGCGATTAAAATTGACGAGATGCGCCAGGCGGCGGAAAACGCCGAAGCCTTTCACGCGCGCAGTATGGCCGATTTGAAAAAGCAGATGAAAGACGAGGAGTGGTACTACATCAAGCAAATGTCCGTGTATCAGCGGGCGCTGGGCATTCGTCGCGTGGCCCCCACGGAAACGGACAAAGCCGATGGGACTACCTGTGCCGAGGAATTCACTTCTGTGTCGAGCTTGACAAATCTAATCGGCGTGCGTTCCTGGAAACCGCGCGACGATGGGCGATGCTACGCCGAGGATGCGCAGTAAGAATGCCGTGACTGGTGATTCGTGACTAGTGATTCCTGAACAATAGGAGGATATCGTGAAAAATGGAATGGTGGATTGCAAGTTCTGCGGAGGTGGGTTTCATCCGAAAGGGATTCAAGCCCATCTGCGTAGATGTAAAAAAAAGCACGTTAACGGCCTAAATGGCGCGAAAGGTAAGCCAAAATTTCCGATTTATGACATTGAAGATGACGCGATTGATATCGTCCTAGAGTCAACGTGGCAACGATTGACCTGGCCTCAGAAATTTAGCGCGTTAGCATTTGTAGTCAAATGAAATGAGGTGCAATGAATCCAAACGAGAAAGACTTCACGAAACACGAAACACGAATCACGGATCACGACTCCGAACCAGCTTGGCTTCGCGACAATCAAATCGTCAAGGTGGAGTTTGACGAATCGCTGAACGCGCGCGGGGTCGATTGGATCGCCGAAATCTGCGCCGGCGAAATACAGTGCTGCGAGCATTGCGGCCGCGCGTTTCCATTGTGGCCGCCGCAGGGATGGGCGGATCACGTGCTTGAGAACCATGCCACTGAACTAACGCGCCAGGCGCGACAAGGCATGAGCCAGATGTCCGAGACCGCGCCGAACGATATGCACACTACGTTTTTCGCCATGACCTTTGCGCAGCGCGTCAGTATGCGCCGCCGCGCCTGGCAGCTAGGCTACGCCAAGCCGGAAGAGGGAAAGGGCAGCATATTTCTAGAAAACTAGTGGCGAGTGGCTAGAGATGAAAGTCAGCGACTTTTTGCGGCAGTATCAGCTTTCCGGCGAATTGCCGGACGATGGTGGCGACGAGATGTTGAATTTTTATGCGGTATGGCTGATCACAGCTTCGTACAAAGTAACCATCACCACAATAGATCAAGCAAGGAAGGATGCCATCACAATTGCCGAATTCATTGAGAAGCGGGCGCGAGACTAGCTGCTAACCACTAGCCACTGACTTTATGACCGATCAGGAAGAATTCGCCAAGCTGGTGAAAAAACTGTACGTCCTGGCGGACAAAATGGGCTATCGGTTGACGATCACCGTGCGTTCTATTTCTGTTCCAAAAACGCAGGCAACAGCGGGCAAGCCCGCCGCCGCAGCTCCATCGCCAAGGCGGGAGCCGGGGGAAGATTGATGAATTGGTACGACCAAGGTCTGGCAGCAATCGAAACTGCAAAGCAGATTTTGCCTACCGCGCGAATGACTGCGATTGTCCGATTGTACTCCGTGGCGATGGTTTTCTATCGGCATCCGATCGGAGATCGCGCATTGGATGAATTACGCAACATAATCGGCGTGGACGAGCTGAACGCTTTGTGTTTTCTGTGTGGATTTTCAACGGGCACGATGGACCCTGCTCGATGGGCAGAATTGGCTTGTATGACTAATCACGAATCGCGAGTCACGAGTCACGAATCACTATGATTTTACTCGGCTGGGAAATCGGTACCGGAAAGCGCGTGGAAATCCCGGAGACGGGGCATCTGGCGTGGTTCGGCCAGACGCAACTTTCCGGGAAAACCACGGCGCTCGAAGCCATCGCTTTTCGCGGAGAACTGCGCGCGGTAGCCTTCATAACAAAGCAGGGCGAGGGCGGATTTTTAACTGGGAGGATGATTCCCCCTTACTTCTCCGAGCCCACCAACGACGAAGAGCAACCCCTGTGGCGCTGGGTGAAATCCATCCTGGAAGCGTCCCAACAGCGGAAACTGAATTTTGAGGAAGCCTGGATCATTCGCTGCTGCGTGGAGCCGCGTATCGCTAAAGCGCTGAAAGACGTACACGAAAACATCAAAGCCCTACTCGACGGCGAGGGCGACTACGTCGAAAAGGGACGCGGAAAGAAGAAAAAAAGGGAATGGAAATACACCCGAAAACCTGTCAGCGGGATCAACGCGGGCGTGTACACGTCCCTGAAAGCGTATTTCGACATCGTGATGCCGCAACTCGCGCGGCTGCCCTACACCAAAAAGCTCACGCTGCATCCCGGTCTGAATGTGATGGACCTGCGCGAATACGCGATGGAAACGCAAGCCCTGGTGATCCGTTCGGTGATGGAGTGGGTGTACCAGCACGAAAAGGGCGTGCGGGTGATCGTTCCCGAAGCCCAGGACTTCGTGCCCCAGGGAAAAAACTCCCCGGTAAAAATGGCTTGCGAGACCCTGGTGCGCAAAGCCGGGGCCAACAAAAACTTCATGTGGCTCGATTCGCAGGATATGGCCGCGGTGGACAAGATCATGCTGCGGGCCTGCTCCATCGTGGGCATCGGCGTGCAAACTGAAATGCACGAGATCGATCGCAGTTTGGCGGGCCTCTTTACGCCCGCGCTTCGCCCAGTGGACATTGCCCGCTTGAAAATCGGGGAATTCTTCGTGCGCACGCCCGAAGCCCGCGTTTCCAAGGTGTACGTGCAGCCCGCTTGGATGTCATCGGAATTGCACGCCCAAGCCATCGCCAAGGGCGAGGAAAGCGTAGTGAGCGCCCGGCAAATGCTGCGCGCGTTCAAAATCAGTCGAGAGTCTAAACCGGCGCCGTCGTCCCCGGCGCCGCATCAATTGCTTCAAATCCAAATCCAGGAGAAAACCGATGAGGACGATCAAGCAAGCCAAAGTACGCCCGGTAGTGTCGAGGACGTTTTGCGATCAGGTGATGGCCCAGAAGAATTGGACGATCGCCATGAAACGCGCGGCGATCATGGAAAGAGTATTCGGGATTCACAACCCGTACTGGAAACGGAGGAAGCGATGTGGCAAGAAAAATACGAAGCGCTAGAAGCGGAACACAAGACACTGATCGAAGCCCACGACGCGCTGGCAGATCGGGTAAACGAGTTAACGGCAGAGATTTTCAACCGCGATGCAGGACACAAACCGAAAGACCACATCGAATCCGGCGCGCCTCTCATTCCAACAAAACAAGGTGGAAATGGTTTCAGCCTGACCGTGCCCCAACTTGCTTACATCTACCAATACGTGAAGGCGAATGCGCAGAAAGACCCCGGCATCCTGGAACTGCTCACCCGTCGGCCGGAATTGCGCGTCAAGGTGGAACGGCAAACCGTGGAGATGGACGATTCCACGATCATTGGCCGCATCGCGCGCCTGGTCCACGAAGGCTACTTCAAGCAGCCGCGCAACGGTCCCACGGTGCAAAAGGAACTAAAGCGCCGCGGCTGCGATCAGCCCACCACCAACCTGTACAAACCTTTGAACAAGCTAACCGAAATGGGTTTTCTAACCCTGGAGCCGGACGGCTTTCAGGAAGTCCCGGAAATGAAGGTTCAGGTACAGAAAGCGTGACTGGTGATTCGTGATTGATGATTTCAATTCGCAAGCCGAAAAGGAGAAACCATGAGACATCGCATGAGTATATTCAGCGCAGCGGGAGATTCGACGATTGCGGAATGGGAGGAGGCCGACGATGCAGCCGTGGAAATTGCTCGTGGAATATTTGAGCAAGCAAAGAAAGAAGGCTTTGCGGCGGTCACGCCTGCGGATGGAGGGGCGCGAGTTGTGGAAAGATTTTCGCCGGAACTTAGCGAAATACACTTCCTACATCCCATCGCCGGAGGCTGACGAAAGGGCTGTTCGTGCAGTTCAACGATTTGCGCCAGAAGCTCGCATTCTAAGTTACGTGTGGGGCAATGTGCTAATTAGCGGAAACGGGATTATGGCAACAGATGTAGAAGTGAATGGCAAATGCTGCCGATATACGTTTGGGTATCCCTATGAGGATGGATGCCCCATGCTGGAACGCGCCTTGACTCTCTATCTCTGGAAAAAACTGTTCCCGTGGCGATATCGTGTTCGCGACCTGTATCCTAAATGGAAAAGGCTGCCATGACGGAGCACTTCCCCAAATCGACGCTGACGGCGACGGCCTGGTGCTTGAAATGCCATCGGAACACGGAGCATCGCATCGATGACGGGCGCAAAGGCCCTTGCCTGGACGAAAATCATCCTGCGCCGTCGTTGCCGAAGCCGCAGATTCCGACACTCGATTTGCCGAAACAGCCGGAACAGAAGGAGTTATTCGAGAAATGATTTTCACGAATCACGATTTACGAATCACGAGTCACGAAAAATGAAATACATCGCCATTGCCATATTGATCTGGTCGCTGCTCGTGGCAGTGCACTTTCTGTGGGAAGCGTGACTGATTGCTAGGAGCGATTGCAAGGACATTCCCGAATGCCGCCGCTGGTGGTGCCCGCACGGGATGCGGAATAGGTGGAGGTCTAGAGGTTAGAAGTTAGAGATTGGAAGTTGGAATTCATGACCCTTCATTCCTTACTTGATTGGTGGGCTGAGTGGGTTCTTTTTCTGCCGGCCAGTATCGCGCTGAAAAGTCGTTATCCGCTGATCCGGGTTATGGCGATCCCATTGGTCATTGTGTGGATGCCGGTGTTTTTCTGCGCGGGAATAGTTTTCATTTTTTTGATCTTAGCTTATTCGTTTAACTTAGCCTGGAAAGGTGATTTGTGAAACGCAGCGGAGCGAAGGGCGGACGGAAAAGCGCTCGGAAGGCGCAAAGGTTAGCACGATCAAAACCAAGCCATATCCCGTCCGTCCCTCCCTCCGTTGATATTATTCAGACGCTCACACTGGAACGGCAAAAGCTGCTCTTTGCGTTGCGTGGCGCGTTGTATTTCTACGATCGTGCCACGGGCGCGATTCACTCTGATCATGGTTGGACGTGGAAAGATATGGCTTATCTGGATGAAATCCGGTCTCTGGCATGGGGTTGCGGGTTTGCTGACAATTTAGTCGGTCGAACGTCCAACATCCAACTTCTAATCTCCAGAACCCCCATTCCCGGCGTTTCTCGGCCCGTAGGCAGCCGAACGGCCCAGACATGCTATGAGAGGGTGTCCAAACCCCGGGAAACGCGCCCTGTGGCGCCCTAAAGCCAAAAATCCCATGCCCCCAGACGCCTACACTCAATTCTTGGAATCCAAACGCCTTTCCATCGAAGATGCCGGCATCATCGTTGACCCGGCGAATCTGAATCGAAATCTGTTCCCGTTCCAGCGGGACATCGTGCGCTGGGCGCTGCGCAAAGGGCGTGCCGCCATCTTTTGCGATTGCGGACTAGGCAAGACCATTATGCAACTGGAATTCGCCCACCGTGTGGACGGGCCAGTGCTGATTCTAGCCCCGCTCGCCGTGGCCCAGCAAACCGTCCGCGAGGGAAAGAAATTCGGCATCGATGTCCGCTACGAGCGGAAAATGTGCGATCTCTTCGGGCCTCCCACGGCCACGAATTACGAGATGCTTCACGAATTCGATCCCGCGCAGTACCGCGGAATCATCTTGGACGAATCCAGCATCCTGAAATCCCTGGACGGAGTGTTCCGCACGCAGATTATCGAATCCTTCCGGGCCACGCCGTTTCGCCTGGCCTGCACCGCCACGCCCGCGCCCAACGATTACATGGAGCTCGGCAACCATTCCGAATTCCTGGGCGTGCTCACTCGCGCGGAAATGCTTTCCACGTTTTTTGTCCACGATGGCGGCGAAACTTCCAAATGGCGCGTCAAACGGCATGCGCGAAAGGAATTCTGGCGCTGGGTGTGTACCTGGGCGGTGATGATGCGCAAGCCGTCCGATCTGGGATATTCGGATGACGGCTTCATTCTTCCGCCGCTGCAAATTCACGATTTGACCGTGGAGCAAACGAAACCTGATGACGGAAAACTATTCGCCATGCCCGCCGCCACATTGCAGGAGCGCCGATCCGCCCGCAGCTCGAGCGTGGATAGTCGCGCCGAGGAAGTTTCCCGCATCGTGGCCACGAAACCCGGCGAGTCGTGGCTGGTCTGGTGCAATCTGAATTCCGAAAGCACCGAAGCGACGGAGCGAATTGTGGGCGGCGTGGAGATTCGCGGTGCGCACACGCGGGAAGAAAAAGAATCCCGCATGCTGGCCTTCTCGAGCGGTGAAATAAAAATTCTGGTGACGAAGCCGTCTATCTGCGGCTGGGGAATGAACTGGCAGCATTGCCCGAACGTGGTTTTCCTCGGCCTCTCCGATTCCTACGAGGAGTTTTACCAAGCGCTGCGCCGGGTGTGGCGTTTCGGACAGAAACGCGAAGTCAATTGCTACATCGTCACGAGCTCCAACGAAGGCGCCGTGACCGCCAACATCAAACGCAAAGAGGCCGATGCGATGGCGATGGCCAAGGAGATGGTGCAAAATATGCACGAAATCAATGAAACGGAAATCAAGGGCAAGCCCGCCGCGAAACTCGAGGTTTCGCCGCGCTCTGTGACCGTGGATGGCGAATGGGAAATGGCGCTGGGCGATGCGGTGGACTACGTGCGTAAAATGAAAACCGATAGCATTCACTACTCGATTTTCTCCCCGCCCTTCGCCAGCCTGTACACTTACTCCGATTCCATGCGGGACATGGGCAACTGCCGCACGCACTCTGAATTCTTCGATCACTTCGCGTTTCTGGCCAAGGATTTGTACCGCGTCACCATGCCGGGCCGCTGCCTCAGTTTCCATTGCATGAATCTGCCGGTATCGAAGCAAAGTTTCGGCTACATCGGGATCACGGACTTTCGCGGAGACTTGATCCGCATCTTTCAGAACGCCGGTTTTATTTTCCATTCCGAGGTGTGCATCTGGAAGGATCCCGTCACGGCCATGCAGCGTACCAAAGCCATCGGACTCTTGCACAAGCAACTGAAAAAAGATTCCTGCCTTTCGCGGCAAGGCGTGCCGGACTATCTCGTTACCATGCGCAAGCACGGAGACAATCCCGAACGCGTCAGCCACACACCCCAGGAGTTCCCCGTTTCGCAATGGCAGTCGTGGGCCTCGCCAGTATGGATGGACATCGACGCCAACGACACACTACAGCGCAAATCGGCCCGCGAACATGAGGACGAGCGCCACATTTGCCCGTTGCAATTGGAAGTGATTCGCCGCGCTCTACTCCTTTGGTCAAATCCCGGCGACGTGGTTCTTTCGCCCTTTGCCGGGATCGGCAGCGAGGGCTACGTGGCTTTGCAGCAAGGACGGCGCTTCGTGGGCGTGGAACTCAAGGAATCGTATTTCAATCAAGCCGTGGCCAATCTGCGCGTAGCGAAGGCTTCCATCGGCACTCTCTTCGCATCCGCCGAAGAATCCGCCTAAACTTTAGTACCGATCGATTGATTCGCCAGTACCATTACCACTGCCGATCCTGTACGGCATTCTTGTCTCAGGAGATATAAGACAATGACTTTCATGTGCGCATGGTGCAACGAAAAGATCAGGGAATTCGGCGGGAAGCCTGGAATGGCTCACGGCATCTGCCCGGATTGCCGGGCCAAGTTTTTCCCGGAGACGCTGCGAACGGTTCAGGAAAATGCCCAGTCTATCGTGTGGGATTGCCTGCGCGCCATCGGCGGCGCGTCGGCGGTACTCCTGCTTTTGCTCGTTCTTGGCGTTCCGTGCTTTGCCGCGGATACGGCCATTCTGCCGGATAAGCCGCAGCCTCAGACGGCTGTCCGCGTTGCGGATAAAGGATTTTGGATCGAAGCGGGAACCATGGCCGGGGCCTGGACGGCGGACACCGTTTCCACGCACGATTATTTTGCCCGGTATCCTGCGGGGCGCGAAATGGGGTACTTATTTCCCGGATCACGGTCCACGGCAAAAGTGATGGGTGCCTGGGCCGCCGTGGACGTTGGCGCGGCCGTGGCCGCTTACGAGTGGAAAAAACACGTGCGCAATCGTTATCTGCATCCCCTATGGCACGTGTTCATGGTCCAGCGGATCGAAGCGCACAGCGAAGGCGCACTGGGAAATTTTACGCACTAGAACCTAGTACAGGCCGAAGAAATGCAGGAAAGCGACGAAGAGAAGCAAAATGAGCAGCCAGCGGATGATTTCCCGCCAGCCGGGATCGGTGATCAGCTTCGGAAGCAGGATCTCCAGAATCTTCCAGAGTATTCCGACAAAGATAATGAAAACGATCAGGCCGAGGATGACGCCGAAGAGTCCTTCGATGCCGAAGAATCCGTAGCTGTGCAACCGGACTTGCAGCGCGAATGCCGCCAACTTTGGGCCGAGGGAAGTAAGCGTCCGCATGGGTGCCTCCAGTTCGGGAACGATACCACGAAGCCGAGCCTGCAGAAAGTTCAAAAGTGAACACGCCGCCGCTCTTCGCGCAGCGCTTCCTGAATCAGTTTCTTCACTTCCGGGATCAGCAATCCGATCACGTAGCGCGCCATGCGTTCCCGTTCCTGGCTCATGGTCACGCGGTCGATCGCCGCGTTCAGCCGGTCCTTGATTTCCTTATCTAGCATCACGGTTTTTTGGCAGGTTCAACTATCAGGCCGGTGGGGGTTGACAAATTCTGCTTTTTCGGCGCTGGCGGTACTTGAAACTGTTTGCAAACACTAGGATAGGTTAAAGCTAAGGCTTCCCAGAAGGTTTTCGCGGATTCGTCGGCCTTGTAGTTTGCTCCGTAGGTCACTTTTCCGTCAGGGCTGATCAAAACCATTGTTTTTCCATCTTTATCGCGTATTTCAATTAAAGCAAGGGGCTTCGAGTCGTTAGAGATCAAAATCGTCGGTCCATGATTCCATGTGGGATAAGGATTGAATGTGATATTGCTATCGGTTTTCTTTGGCGCATTTTGCGCGGCGAAAAGTGCAGTCGATACCAGCAAAATCAGAATCACGATGCGATTCATTTGGCACCTTCGTCCTTTTTGGGTTGCGGCTTTTTAACGGGATCAGTTTGTTGCATGAGTGGCGGACGTGCGGGATTTTCCGAATCGGATTTTTTAGGTGACGGTGCCGGTTCACGGAACGTCAGCGTGTTGGGATCGAACTGCACGGTTTCCGGCCAGTCGTGCTCTTTTTCCACGGCCTTTACTTCGGCGTTGAACGCGCCCACGGCCTGCTGGTAGTGCTCAAACGCGCTGACGTATTCCAGTTGCTTCACCTTGAGCCGCAGCGTTTGCGTTTCCGTGAGATCGTAGCTTTTCTTTTCTTGGGCGTAAAGAATGAATTGCACCATTACGCTCATAACGATGACTGCAATTCCAGCGGATATAATGAGCGGGACTCCCCACACTGAAAGAAATTTGCGCATCGTCATCGTTTCCACCAGTCATTCGTGCAAATCGAGCAAACCAGCATCCCGGCAAGATAGCACAACAAAGCCATGAAAAGCGGCCCGAGCATCAGTCTCCGCAAGCGTTCAGAATTTTCACCATTGCGGAAATCAAGTCCTGCACGCCGGAATTGAATTGCGTTTGGTCCTTGATGATGCTGACAAGTTTCGTTCCGGCCATCACTTCCACGTCGCCCACCATCGCGGCAACGTATGGCGTCACCGCGGCAAGTTTCTGGCTGCCGGCCTTTTCGGCTCCCGCCGCGGCCCACATGCCTTCGCCCATCTTGACCATGTTAATGAGCGACCTTACGTCGGCGCTGTCTTGCGCGATGGTTTGAATGATCAGTTTAGGCGATCCGATGATTCCTTCGGCTGCTTTGACCACTTCCAATCCGAACTGTTTCAGAAAACTGGTGAATCCGCTCATCTTTCCCCCTTATCCGAATAGGTTCATGAACCACCATTCCAGCGCGCCCACGATCAGAACCATTAAAAACGCGCCCGCCGTCGCCAAGGATAACCCAAAAAGCGCGCCAGCAAGCAAAACAACGGCGCGATGTATCCCATACCGATGACGAATGCCAAGGCGCAGAAGAATTCGAGTACATATTTTTGATCGTGTGACATGCCTTACACCCATGCGCCGGTGCGCATTTGCTCTTCCAGGCGCACGGCCCGGTCTCCCACTTGGCGCGCCCATTCCGAATCCCTCATTTCGTCCGCCGCCGTTTCCCATTCGCCTTGCGCCACAGCCTGCAAAAACCTCGGGAACTTTTCGAGGCCGGCGAATCCCATGTTGAAAATCATGTTTAGAATCACGCCTTGGCGGACTCCGTCGAGCGCTGGGAACCACGGAAGTTTTCCATTCGCTTCTATGGTGATCTCCCGAATGTCGTTTTCTAAGAGGTGCTCGATTTCTTCGTCGCTGAGTCCCTTGCCGTTTAGGTTGCGCCCCACGCCGATGGTCAGCTTCCCTACGGTGTCCCGATAGGGGAACTTGCGTACGCTTTCATCGCGGCGAAGCTGCTCGTAGATGTCGGCTATCGGCATAGCGTCTTTTCCAAAATCGTTTTTCCCGCCTTCGTCAATCCGCACTTTATCCATCCAGACATCTGAAAGCAATATCCCGGATTGGAGCTTTTGATTTTACTCCCATCGACAAACGTATAAGCGCGGCCCGGACCCCATCGCTCCACGGCGTGACTTTCGGCGTCCAGGATGATTTCACTGGACAGTCGCTCGCTTTCATTCCGAAAAATCGCGCAGTTGTATCCCGTTTGGCTGTCCATTCGTAGAGTGGGATCGGGATACATCCAAACGAAAAGGACTGTTCCTGTTGTGTTTCGTAAGACGATTTTTCGGCCTGAATAGCAAAATTGTCGAGCTCCGATGGTCCGCCGAGAGTAGTGGCGATCAGCCAATATGGACATTTCAGGATCGAAATGATTTGTGCGGATCAGTCGATTTGTGAATGGAAGGATCACGGTCTCGGTGTGGCTATCGGCATTGGGAATCCGGCCTCGGTCTGGGAAGTGTACCGTAACTGGCCCAGCGCACGATCCAACAAAATTCCTCGTGCGTTGCTTTCCATTGCCGTCTGTAGCGGTGGGCGATGTAGGCCAAGTAAGCCCGCCCGCGGTCGCTGAGTTGCGATCGATCGGGAATTAAATCGTGGATGAATCGTTTGTGGGAACTGGCGGGAACGAAGGTCACGTACCCTTGCAGTTTTCTCACGATGCCTTGTTCGATGGCATCCATCGGCGTGCGCGGCAGTTTTTCCCTAGGAGAGGTTTTTATGGGAGCGGCGCTAGTGGACGATGCGCCACTAGGCGCGACGTTTTGGCTCGCCGCTCCCCCCCTTGTGAGGGTATCGGGAATTCCTTCGAAAAGGCTCATCGGAAAAACTCATTCCAAAAGACTGAATAAAAACCATCCGGCCAGGATCGCCCCGCCGATCCAGAAGGCCGTACCTACCGACCATGCGGACAGCGCGCCGGACGTTGCGGGCACGCCGGGAAGCGGCAGCGGATTGCCTACGCTCACGGTGTATTGGCTGCCCATGTTTCCCAGGATCGTCTGGATGTAATCCTGAGTCTCGAGGGGCGCGTAGACGATCCAGGCGGCGCCGTGCGCGGCGATGGCCGCGTCCATGTTCCCCGGACCCCAATTGTAAGCGCCTAGGGCTTCCTTCACGTTCCCAGAGTATCTAGAGAGCATTTGGGAGAGATAGTGCACGCCGCCCTGAATGTTTTGCGTGGGATCGGTGGGATCGACGCCCAGATCGGCGGCTGTCGCGGGCTCCAACTGAAAAATCCCGATGGCCCCGGCCGGGCTGACGGCGGATTCGTTCAAGCCCGATTCCTGCATGGCCACTTCCAGCGCCAACCGCGGATCGACGCCGTAAGCCGTGGCCGTGGAAAGGATCAGAGCCGAGATGTCCTGTGAAGTCATGGCTTTGTGACTGGTGACTGGTGATTAGTGACTGGTGGAGCGTCAACTCGAAAGCATTTCGGTTTTTTCTTCCCTTTGAGCGGTTTTATCAGGCCCTTCTGCAAGGCGAACGACAACAGATGGAACGCGCCTTGGATCAAATGATTCATCGCAGGATCGGGAAAAATCGGCGGAAGTTTAGTCGAAGGATTGGGATGTCTATGATGTTTTTGTTTTTTCACTAGTCACCAACTACTAATCACCGATCTTCGTCATCGTCGGACCATTCCGGGATTTCGTCGATTTCTTCCTCTTCCTCGATCACCATGTCGCGCTCGAGGGCCGGGCCGAACGCCTGGCAACCGCTGGCGTGCTGATCCCGCAACCGTTCGCATTCCTCGATTGTCTCCCCAAAGAAAGTATGGCGCACGCGAATCGTGCCGTCCGCTTCCAGCTTGTCAACAGTGAGGCTAACGGCCAATGGTCTGCTCCATCGCGCGGTAGGATTCGCTTCTGGCCACGGCATGTAATTCGAGCCACTCGCTCAACTTGCGGCCCTTTATTTGCCTGTACTCGTCCACGTTCCCGATTTCCATCACTTTAATCCCATCGCGCGTTTCCCTTATTTTGTCGGCCATAGTGACGGTGTGCCGGTGAAAAGCGTACAAGCCACGATCTCCATCCTCGGTTTGAATTTGCAGCATCGTTTTCACCTTCAGCCCGAAACGCGCAATGTTGCGCGAAAGTACGTAATCGTCGATCAGATGATCGCGCGTGATGCCGGATTTGCGTTCCTTCATAGTTGGTAGGATATTGTCGCGCGCTTGATCGAAAGATAAATCTTCGAGCGGATGCCACAAATCGATGCACCAGTCCGAGGCCGCTGCGAACCAATTGCAAGAACCGATATCCCGGCCATCCCGGCGAAAAAACTCATCGTATTTCCAACGATTTGACGCGTGATCCGTGGAATAGTGCGCTACGGTGTTTTTGGGCACGCGTTCTGTGATGTCCAGCATATCAGGCGAAATGACGGCATCGGAATCGATATAAATGTTCCAGTCGTTGGCTCTGCCCAGATAGAAAATTTGCAGCTTTTCGTAGGTGATGGGGGCCTCGGGAAATCGCCGCTCGTTGATGATCTGAAAATCCGCGCCGATCTTGCGCGCGTATCCCAGCAGCAGCGGATAGGTCAGCTCGCACAGTTCCGGAGCGTAGTTTCCGACGTTCAGCGTCCAGAGGGTTTTCCTCATGATGCCGCCTGGATTGGTTGCAGAAACTTATGGAGAAGAGCTGAACATTCCCCGCAAAGTTCGGCACCACAGACGAGTTCCCATCCGCTCGGCATTATATCTCTCCGCGCGTCTGGAAGATTGGCCGTGATATCGCGGACTTTCTCAGTAACAGCGCATCGATCGCATTTGAAAACTAAGGCCACGAATCACCAATCCGTTGGCTTTCTTCCCGCCGCCCAGCCGACCGCCACACGGTTCCGCGCTTCGCTCACCACGGTTTCGCGCAGCGCTTCGGGCAGGTTTCCGATCACCCAGGCGATGCGCACGATCTTTTCCCCCGGCGTGGCCGTTTTGTCCACCGCGCGGAGAATCATGCCGATGTCGCGCAGCGCATCTTGGAAATAAGTAGGCTCAGGCATTTAGGAAACCTCAGTGGCTTGTGGCTAGTGATGAGTGGCCAGCAAAACCGTTTCCCCGTACGTTACGTTTGGCGTCCCTTGCAAGCTTCCCGTGCTGTACTCGGTTTTTCTAGCCGTTCGCCACTAGCCACTGATTTTCTACCCTTTCGGTTTGGAAGTGTCAACCGGCGGGGCTGTGGAAGCGCCGTTCTGGAAATCAATGGGCGGGGGAATGGTGTTCTTCAGCCAGGGCGCGAAGGCCAACGCGCTGTCAAAAGCGTATCCGGCCATGAAGGCCACGGCGCCGCCCACGTGCAAATCCAGGATGCCGGAAATCATGTCCGGCACGGGAATCTTGGCCGCCGTCATCACGGCTACGAGCTGCCCTTGCAGCCACAAAGTAAAAAGCGCCACGGACCAGGCCGTGCGGATCAAGATCGTTTGCCAACGCGCCGTCAGGATTTCTATGCGGGAACTGACGGTGGTGTTCTTGGCCCGCGCGATGGCGTCAATCTGCGCCAGAGTATGCAGCCCGCAACCGATCAGGAAAAACAGCAACGCAAAAATCATGTGTCCTTTGTGCATTAGTCCCTCCATCTTTACCGCGTGAGCGCCCCTTGCCGGGAGCCTCGCGCTTAGTCTCTCCATGCATCTTCGCGCAAAAGTTTAGCGTGAATCTTGGCTTCGCCTAGCGTCGCCGAAGTTTCGATCTGCGTGGCGATCATGTGTTTCCAGCGGCGCTCGGCGCGAGATTCGTCCTGCCGCATTTTCATTCCCAGCCCGTTCAAATCCTTACGAATCTGTAAATCCTCGCGTTCCCGGTTTTCGCGCTCCTTGGCGGCGTCGTTGCGCATCGTGGCGTAGGCCACGCCCGCCCCGAACACCGCTCCGATCACCGCCCAGAGAAATCCGATCATGGCTCGCGCTTTTTCTCGGATTCGCAGTCGGCGCCTGGGATCACGGAAGTGCGACCAGTGCGCCGATTGTATTCTTCTACGATCTCAATGTGCCGTCTTTCATCGATCCCGCCTTTCGTTTCAAACAGTGTCGCTACGAATTTATCGAAGTGGTTGCAACAAAATTCCACAGTGCCCCAATGATGCGTCGGCGGATTGCCGCAGGGAGTGTGATCCGTGTTTTTGATGGCGCAAGCCATGTTGGTTTCCTTGGACCGGGCTCAAACTTTCAGACAAACATTTCCCTTCACGATCATTGAATCGTCACTCCGGGACTGATCGTCACGCCTGGCGAAACACCTGTGGCTGGACTTAATGACGGAATCGCAGCTCCGCAATATGTAGCTGCCGTGAAGCTGCCTGCCAACGCAGCACTTATTTCCGCGTTATAGCAATTCCAATCCCATACGCCGATATCTTTTCCGTCCGTGCCCGCATTGTGGTAGGCGCTACTGCTGGTCAGTTGAAGATTGCCCGTTCCTGGCACACCTGAAATGTTTGGATCGGCGCCACTAATGTTAGTGAATCCGACGCCTGCAATGTTGGTGCTCCAGAAGGTGCCGCTTGGATATGAACCTGTTGCCGTCCTAGTGAACACGTTATCGCCGTAGACATAAGAAGGAGCGAAGGTGTTCAAGGCTGGAGTTCCCGAACCTGTGCCGGTTCCTAAAATGCCACTGATTCCGTAATCGGCGATGTTGTTCGTATATTGAAATGCAGAAACTATGCCGGTATCTCCAAGCGTCAACGCAGCCTGATCCACGAACATTGTATTGTGATCATAGGTTATATGGGACATTGTTGCAGCGCTACTCACCCCCGTTTCAAGCGCCCATCCGAAACTTCCCCAGTTTGCCTTGCTTATGTCCGTAGCGACGTTGTTCTGAATGAGGACATTGTTGGTTGGTACGGCGGTGTTTGTTGGCCCTTGCTCCCAAGCAACTACCGCAAATACAGGGGCGTGTGCGATTAAATTGTGGGTAATCGTTACATTCTGAGCCACACACCAAGTGCAGCTCCCAGATTGATTTACAGATCTCACGATTATAGATTCGTTCTGCACAGCCAGCCAAGTATATTGAAGAACATTGCCGTCGAGTAAAACTCTCTGGGCATTCTTTAATTCAAAATGGTTTTTTACGTCGGTGATAGCTGGAGACGCGCTGCACGGATTATAGGGAGGAGACGGGGAGCACCAAGCTAAGTTTTTCTGAAACAGATTCCCGATGATAACGATGTCTGAGGGAATCAGATTTGTAATTGCGGGATCAGCGCCTCCGAACATGATGTTTTCGCCGGTTGCCTGAAGGAAATTATTCTGAATCAGGAATGGTCCAATTCCGTTATAGGCGGTGAGGCACTGTGTATCCACAGGATTCCCGAGGCTGTACACAATCTGATCGCAATAGCTATCCACAAGGGCGAACCCCTGCGTGTTGGCGTTAATGGCGTGCTGGATGCCTGCAGTTGTCACTCCCGCTCCCGCCCCGCCATAAATATAAGAACGGTCAAAGATGATGTTGGCGGGAAGCTGCGATGTGACGCTGATGGCCGTCGAATTGTTCGACTGAAAGCCCATGCCAACAAGCCAGAACACGGTATCGCTTGAGTTGGAATCTGACGTAGTTACTTCCACGCCAATGAATCGCCAATTGCATGAGCTTGGTAGAAATGCGATCGCTGGACTAACATTCGGCGTAGAAATCGCAGGCATGTTTACGACATTGGAGGACGCTATTCGATTTCCCGTCGCTGGTAGGCTCGTCAAATTGGCCGACTCAACGATCACCCAACCGCTCCCATTGCATGACGTGGAGGGAATTGTAAAATTTCCACTGTAGGTCGCCACGGGCAGTACGATTGTGTCCCCAGGGCCAGAAGCATTGATGGCGCTTTGAAAGTTGGCCGTACTGCCCGATGGTACATTACGAATGCAGTTTGTTCCTGTGGTAAGAGTAGGACAGGTTGCCAATCCCTGGACGGGCATGGCGAGATTAACTGTAGATTGCGGCAACACGGGTTGCGTGATACCGGCCCTCGAAATATTTTGTAATATAAACAATTCTAAAAAGAGAAGAAATATTTCTTTGGTATGTGGCCTCAATGCATTCCACCCTGTTTAATCTGCCATACAAATTACTTTCAAAACATCGTTTGCCACAAATGCTGCGGGCGCTGTGACATCGCTAAAATTTGTAATTGTCACAGATGTGGTGCTCTCTGCCCCTGTTTGTCTTTGCATGGAAACAGTTGTTGATTGCGTAGTGATGTCACTTGCCGCGCAATTCCATCCCGTTGTGGCTGCTGGCATGGTGACTGTGCAGGCCGAACCTGGCGTTGTGCCGACGCCAATCTTGAATGCTGCCGTTCCGTTGTTGGCAGTAATAGAAGCAGCAGCGCCGCCACATCCTCCAGCGGCAATTGTTGGTGCGGTAAGTGAAATAAGTTTATTTCCATTCGCATTCGCGAGGCTGTCAGTGAAAAACAATTGAAATCCGGCAGTAATGTTACCGCTAGTGGTAAGTGAGCCAGCACTGTTTACTTTGAGTAAGGAAGCTCCTCCATTTGCATGGAAATCTATGAAGTTTCCACCAAATCCACTAACTGAATTGATACCCATATAAGTACCTGATGTGTTCCAAGTTGCAGGAGCCGCCCCTCCATTTTGATAAAACAACGGCGTTGACGTTGTTCCCGTCCCAGAGAACGGCGTGCCGGTCATATTCAATGCCGGCAATGACGCCGCCCCAGCCACCGGCAACGTAAGGTATCCGGCCGGCTGTATGTTCCCTACTTTATCCACAGTGAATTGGCTGGTACCCCCCACAAGTAAATTCATCAACAATGATCCAGCAGCCGAAGATGTGTTCGTGACATTCTCCACGATGCCCTGGCCAGTAAGCCCCGCATTGTTCCACGTGGTTTCGACCTGCAAGGCCGGAAAAGCTACTGTACCTGTCACAGAGCCTTGGACGATTTCCAATGGTGTAGATGTGGATGCCGTAGCCGTGGAAAGTGAAACCAACGCCTGATTTGCCAGGAAGCCAGTCAGTGTGCCACCTGTGGCTGCCGAGGTTTCTCCAAACGCCATCCCATCCTGCGCATCGGTAGTTTGTGCCCAGTTCCAAGTCTGAGGATTGTTGCCGTTGGCGATGGTGTTCGATCCCGTCGCCGCCGTGATCGCGGATAGCGCCGCTCCTGAACTGCACGCTTGAAAATTCACAGGAGCCACGGCTGCGGACACCGTTCCGATCACCATACACTGCCCGGTGGTGGGCGCAGTGCTAGAAAACTGCAGGGCGTAGGCCGTGAACGCCGCTGTAGACGGACCCATGATGTTGAACGTGTTCGCCGCTGGCGTTACAGCCGTGGTGTTGCCAACAAGTGAGATATTTCCAGGGTGGACGCCATCAGGCCCAGTTCTGATGCCGCCAGCGCCCGTATAGGACAAGAGCGTGCCATTGTCTACCAGAAGCGTGTCCCAAGTGGATTGGCAGCTTCCTCCAGATGGGGCTGCGGACTTCAGAAATGTGCCATCCGTTGCCGATGTCGTGGGCAGAAGGATCGTGCAGGGAGTTCCGGCGACGGCCGCTATTCCGATGGCCGCAGCACCTGAAGTAGCCCCATTCATCGTTAAAGTGTCCGAAGTAAAGACGAAATTTCCGAAACCTGCGCCAGACTGCAGAATCGTAACAGATTGATCCGCCGCGCAAGTGGTACAAGTGGCTGAAATAAACGGAGTCCCATGTATGTTAAGATCAAACGTGTCTGCGCCCGCCGCTGCCGGTCCGAAAAAATGCGTTACTGCAGAAGAAACGCGAATGTCTAAATTCCCAGCTATTCCGCCGCCTACATAAATATCTTGCGTGCCGGCTACATCGGTAAACTGAAAATCAGCGCTGCCACTGATGGTGTTCGGCGCTGATCCTACAGCGATTTGACCAGATGCGATGCTTCCGGCGATCGTAGCCGAGCTGGTGTTGCACGTGGGGCAGGAAAGGGTTCCCGTGGCGATGATTGGATTGGGCGTTGCCACGATGGGGGACGTGGCCGAGATGCTGGTGACAGTGCCCGATCCGCTGCCGGCGAAATTGGTCATCTTTGGCGCCAAAGCGTTCAACGAAGTACTGATATCGACGGGAGAACTACCGCTGATCGTGGTACCCGTACTGGTAAAAGTGAAGGTCTGCCCGCCGGTGCCTAGGGGAGCCTCGATCCCGCCTTGAGGGGAATTGATAGTGATCCGCCATTGCGGGCTGCCGGGAGTGATCATAGTCACATCGCCAAAATTGGCGATGAATTTCCCTGTCGAATCGAGCGTCACCGGGCCAACTTGCCCGGAATACGGCGCGCCATTCAGCGTGTATCCGCCCGATGCGCCAGGTACTAGGACCGCGCTCATGGTCCCGCCTGCGTAGGGGATGCCGTTAGAGTCATGAACTGTGGCCGTCACGGTTGTAAATTGGGCGTGCGCAGCGGGAACAAAAAGAAACGCCCCGGCGACCGCCAGGGCGACACCGAAAAATTTTCGCATTTTCCCTCCGACGCACTCCCTGTGCGTCCTCTTCCCTTCCCTACTGGAATCCAACGGTCAAATCCATCGCCGCGCTGGCCTTCACGCAAATCCCGTTTGTAAAAAATACGTCATAAATTTCTGGCGCGGCTGGAAACGTAGCCGTTGCCGTGATAACCGAAACCACGTTCGTCGATGGAGTAGCGGTGCAAGCTGCGATTCCTAAGTCGAAAAGCGTCACCGTCCCAACCGCTGGAGTGCCGATCACTACGGTATGGACTAGCCCAGGTGTCGCTTTGACGGCCGTCGCAGTAGTGCCGGTGATATGGAAGTAACTTCCGAGAACTGGATTCGTCAATCCCGGCGGAAAGAAAAGATAATCCAGGGCAGCCGATCCAGCTCCCGTAGTTCCGGCGGTGTAGATGACTTGAATCAGTCCGCACGGAAAACCGCCCACTGAAAAAGTCTGTATAGCCGTTGAATTCGCGATGTTATAGGTTTCCGCCGTGTAGGTGTTATTTACTCCGTTGGCCACGCAATTCACGGCGATCGTCGATCCGGCAATCGCTGCTGTGGTGTACTGGAAAACCAGACTTCCGTTCGTAGTTCCAAACGGAGGAACGATAAACTGACTAGTGAACGAAGTTCCTTCGTTCTGGCCGGCAAAAATAGGTTTATCGACTTGCGCGCTCAGATACGTTCCCGCGTTCACATTGGAAATCGCTTGCCCGCCGCTGTAACTCAACGTGAAAGTTCCGCCGGAACAAAGCACCACGACTTGAACTGTCGGGAAATAGCCGGTGCCTGTGACGCTGGGAGACGCTCCGGAAACGCCCGATCCAAAGGCCACATCCGAAATGGTGAAAAGGTTCCCGGAGTTATCGATTCCCTGAATTTTCATGTTCAGGAACGTATTCACGTTACTTAAGGCGATGGTTGCGTAGTGCTGCGTTTGATTTCGATTGTTCACCGGAAAGATTTGCGCGACTCCGGTGCAAGCTGTGGCAGTTGCTAGCGTTTGTTGAATAGGGACGAGAGACACCGGAGCCTGAGCCTTGGCCGACGCTGCGGCGAGCGCGCAAAGGATGAAAACCGTCAGCTTGGCCAGGCGCTTTTTCAGCGAGGGAAGGAATTGCTTCGGCGTTTTCCTGTTGGCGATGGCCTTACGTAAACCTTGAATCTGTTTAGCCTTCGGAATGTTCATCTTTCGAGCCATTTACTTTTTCTCCGGTGGAGTGCCGTGCGTCACGTTGACCACCACATACGGTTTCACGTCCAGCACTAGAATTTCCTTGCACTCAAGGCACTGATAGAGGTTCGTATGGTCAATGGGATCCTCCAGGCGCGAGAGATGATTGTGAATGCACTCTTCCATCGGCCGCCTACCACGCTACCGGATTGTCCGACGCGTCGAATTGATCGTCCCAGGTGCGCGGATAGAAATAGCCGCTCAGAAGCGCGCCGGCATTCACGCCGGTAGGCAAAGCGTTGTTGCGCACTACCCACTGAATTACGTCGTTTTCAAAAATGCGAATGCCGGAAATACGCGAGGGATTATTGATCAGCCCGAGCGAGGCCAGCACTTTTTCGTAATTTCTTTCCGCGTTGCCGCCGGTATACACGCCCGCCGGTGGATTGCGGACGATCTGCCACACGGCATCCCCAGAGAAATCCGCCCAAGCGCCGCCCACGATCACGTTGGCAATCCACTTGATCACGCCGTTTCTGCCCGGCGGACAGGTCACTTGGGCGACTACCGTAAAAACCGTGGCGCTGATGGCCGGAAGCGCCACGCCTGCCGTGTTGCGAAACGATTCCGAATCCGGCGGCTCGATCAGCCAGGGCGCGGAAATCAGCCGCGTGGCGCGCTGGATTTGCTGCAAGACGCTTTGCGTATCTTGAATCGCGGCGATGGTGGGATCGGTCGAAACCGGCTCCGTGGGCGGCGGGCGCAGGATCAACTTCGGCGCCATGCTGCGATCTGCGTGCAGCTTGTAGGGCCAGGTCGATCCCCGAATGGACGATGCGGCCGCGTCCGTGATGTTCGGTTGTCCCGACGCTTCCGAAGGTCCGGTGTCTAGTTTGTCATACGCCATCGGGGTTTCCCCAATCACTTTGGTTGAAGCATTTCGGGCACGAACTTTCTAAAACCAATCCAGGGAGCCATCGCCATTTGCGATGGACAATCAAGCACCAAAAGAATCTGAACCAGAGTTTCATTAGTCACCAATCACTAATCACCAGCCACTGTCTTTTCACTGCCTCCACCACGTCGAATATCCGAACATGCACAGGTCCACGATGTTAGTGGTGCTGCCGCTGAGATTTTGAATCTTGCAGACTACCGGCGAACCCGCGGCGATGAAGTGCGGGATGCGCACTAGGCCGGGCTCTTGGGCGATGGGCGCGAAATTGGATTGATTCTGCCCGTACTTGGAATATTTGTAGGCGCCTTCCTCTTCGGTGATCTGAAAGCGGAAGCTGCCTTGATTGCCGATGCTGGCCACAGACGCGCGGCCCATTACGGCCACGAGCCAAAAATCCTCCGTCACCGTGATGCGCGTCAAATCAGTTTGCCCAGCAGTGAGCGACAATTCCGGGAATTGGTACCAGAATAAATGCGCGCTGTGCAGGGAGAGCCTCACCCACTGCGGCAGCGTCCACGCCGCCGACGCCAACTTCCGGCGATTCTGCCAGGCGCCCAGCGTGGGATTCATCGGCGCGCCCGGCACTCGTCCTTGTATCCACGGGTTGATCATTTTCTGTCGCGCACTCTATGTGCGCGATTCCGCCTTTCACAAATTACGAATCACTACTCACGAATCACGATGGAGAAGGCAACGCTCCGAGCTGCGCGGCCATCGCTGCCGGGTACAGTTTGTAGCCCCAGAAATCCACTTGCACGGTGTTCGCCGTGCCGCTCGTGTCAATCGTCGTGACCTTGTACGAGCGCTTTTTGGGCATGAGTTGAGGAATCAGTCCCGCCGGGAACGGCAGTTGCGCCGTGCCTACGAAATTGTCGAAATTCACCGGAGCGCTCTGCCAGGCCAGGCCGCCCGCGCCGCCTTCCGTCACTTGAATGCTGAGGGCGTTGCTGGTGCGGCTGCCGATCAGCATCAAAAGCTGGAAATCGGCATCGCTGTCAATCTGGAACGATTGCGCCTGCGTGTCGTTCCCGGCGTGCGTCAGATTGACGATGTAGTGAAACAATTTGGCGATGTAAAGCTGGCCGCCCAGTTCCATGATTTGCGGATCGGCTTGCAGCGCATTCATTTGATCCTGCGTGAGTGCCGGCACTTGCGAACTCATGTTTTTTAATCGCGCACTCTATGTGCGCGCCTCGCGGCCTCTTGGGCCGTTCCCCGCCATCCAGCGTACTGCGTGCGGGCCGCCACGCCTTCGCGTCTACGGCCCGCGATCGAGTTGTTCCGGCATCCGCGCATCGAATGTCGGAGGTCCGCACGCGCTACAGAACGGCTCGTGCCTTCTGCCCTTCCAGATACACCCACGCGTTGATGCCCGTGCCGATGGGCACGGTATTGTTGGCGTTGGTGGTGAAGCCCGTGGCTTGCGCCCAGGCCGCCAGCGTGGGATCGACTTCCACTTTGAACGCCTGTTGCTGGGCGATCAAAATGCCGTCGATTTCCGGGAACTGGTCGACGCCGGGAGTGCCTGGGCATCCGGGGTCCGTCAAGCGGAATCCCTGGTGCTCGTTGGGCAACCCGTTGCCTACCGGCCCGATGATGGTGTTGGCCGCCGTGGCGCCGAATTGCTGCGCCCAGATGCCGCCGCCCGCCGGAAGTTTTAGGAAGTGCGCGACCACGAAGAACGATTTCGTGGAGATGAAAAAGTTCACGATGGTCTGGCTTCCGAACTTGATGGCGTCCGTCTGGTTGCACAGATTGTCCAACACGCAGGTGATCCCGCGAACGAGCATCCGTTCGGGGGCCTGCAACTGGTTCGGCTGCACCATGCTGGTCATCTGCAGGGTTTTCGCTACCGTGGCGCCGCCGGTGATGGTGAAATTGTTGTTCTGTACGATCGAGAACAGCGTTTGCTTCACTACCGCCGTGGAAACCGCCACGCCGTAATAATCCCATTCCGGCTGAACCACGAAATCTCCCAGCCCTGCCGCCAGCATGTTTTTCAAGCGGAAGCGGGGCCGGCCGATTTCATGCGCCGAAATTTCCGGCAAATGAGCGAATCTCTTTACCTTGCTAAGAAGTTGCATTTTGCGATTCTCCTTTCTCCGGCTCGCAGGCTTCGCAGCTCGGATGTTTGCCAGCCGCTAATCACTAGCCGCTAGCCACTGCCTTACGCCACATACTTCGAATACGCGCGGCGCGGTCCAAGCATGCCCATCGCTGCGGCCGCCGCGGGTGTTACCGCTGCGCCCTTGGATGGCCCGGTCTTGGAAGCGGACGCGGCGATCGCCGGCGCGCCCGGCGAATACGCCGGCGTCGGGATCGTGAAGTTGAGCGGGCCGTACTGGCCGAGCGAAGCGGTGAGCAGCGTTTTGCCCGTGACGATGGTGATCGCGCGGGAAACGGCTTGCACCGATCCGCCGATGAGCACGCCTTCCGAAAGGTCGTTGGACATGCCTTTCAAAAGATACGCCCCGCCGAATCCGACCACGAGCGCCATGCCCACGCCGGCCCATCCCGTATTGAGGCTCGGGGAGACCATGTTGGGAATGGCGGACGCGGCGATCGCGCCGCCCAAAGCGCCGGCAACCTTCACCGCGAGTTGATTGATGCTGCCCGCGGCAAAGGGATTGCGGCGCCGATGGTGACGATGATGATGATGTCTTGCCATAAAAAATCCTCCTTCCCCGCCGTTGTGGGTTCTTCCCGCGTGACGCCGGCGCGCGTCATACGTCGGATTGACGAGCCGAACGATCATCTTTTATTTCGCAAAAAGCGCCCCGGTTTCACGACGCACTCGCCGTGCGAGCCGGGGACTTTTGCTATTGACCTCCGGCTCCCAAATTCACCAGCGGTTCGACGGAGGAATCGCGTCGCACCGCGTTCAAATCCATTTGATCCCCTAAATCATACCGGCCGCCCTTGAAAAACATTTCGCCGGTGTAGGGATCGACGAGCAAAGCCATTTTCGTACCGTCAAAACTGGAGAGCGAAGAAATCGGCATCTTGTAGCTGCCCAAAGCGCCCCAGGTCGCGCCGCGTCCCGCCGTCACGCACACAATTTGCGAGACGGGATGGAAAACCAAGAAATTCAGAAAGCGCGCCGAAGCGATTTCCGCGAGCAGTTGCTTGAACTTCGGAGCCTCGTGCTCTTTTTGTCCCGGCGCAAGATGCGATTGCCCTTCCTGATCGACATCGTAGGGATTCTGCGCGGGCCGTGACGGATCGGGAACGTCTGGCAAGCGAGCCAGGCCGCGGCGAATCGGCAGCCGCGAAACGATCAGCAAATCCCCCTCGGGGATGGATCGCGCAATCGACGGGCCGAAGTCCGGCCAGTAGATGCGCCGCCCCACTTTTGCCGCCTTGTACAGCGGCATGCGGCAATCGGCGTCCGGCTCAAAATAAATCGTTTCGATCATGGCGAACACGTTGTACCCGCGCCCCGGCCCGGCGGCCGTGCGCTCGCGCTTGATTTTCAAGGAAAAATCCAAATCCTTCGCTGCGCCGAGGACGATGTTGGCCTTGCTGATTCCGTGTTCAGTTCCCGCGAGCATTCTTTTCTCCTAAGCGAAATCCCCGTTGCCAATAAATTCCCACTGCATCCGTGAAACATCGAATCCACACTACGAAAAATGGTCTGTCGCCGTCACATTCCACCCAGACTTCACAGTTCGAATTGCACGGCATCAGTTGACAATTCCTTCCGGTTCGATGGTGTACTCGCCGCCCACCAGAAAAAGCCTGCCTTGCGGGCCGCGACGGTCGTACATCAGCCGCGGACGCACGCCGGTCACGTCTCCGAATTTATGTTCGTAGTCGCTGGCGATGCCGTTGACGTGTTCTTTCTTGGCGCGGTAGGCGATGGCCATGCACTCGCCCAGGTCGATCATTTCCTTGGAATTGTCCGCGCCTATCATGGAAAGCTGCCCGCGCGTCACCTTCTGATCGCCGCTGACGAAGTAGATTTGCGATCTGCCCACGTTGCCCGCCACGATGATTCCCTTCCCCGTGAAATCCAGCTCGGCCCACTTCCATCCCACTGGTTTGCGGTTCACTTGCAACTCCACGAGCGCGCCTAGATGCCCCAGATTCGCGGGACGAGGTTCCGGTTCGACGAAGGTGTCCACGTGCTCGCACGGCGCGCCGCGGAATTCTTCGCACACTTCGCTTGCCCCGGCCAGGCCGCGCGATGGCGTTTCGGAACCTTCGTGCGGATTGGCCATCATCACCACCAGTTCCGCAGGATTCGGTAAGCGGCATGGATTCTCGTGACGCGGATGCAGCACTTCGATCACCCGCCCGGAACCTGTAGTGCGCCGCCCGCGCGGAAAGGCGATGCGCACCAGATGCCCATTACGCCGCACGGTGCGTACTTTTTCGCCGCCGCGCAGCGTGGAGTAATGCTGCACTGTGAATCGATCGGACATCTTTACCGCGAAAGCGCCCCTTACCGGGGCCTTTCGCTCTCTCCTTTTAAGCCGATGCCGCCTTTTTGCCGCGCGTGGAAAGACGTTCCGGCGGGAGCGCCACGGTCAAGCCATGCTTCATGTGCCCGCGCTTGTAAAGCTGCACGTCCACCAGGCCCTTAGAAAGCTGGACCGAGCGGACCACGCCGTCCAAATCCTCGCCTTCGATGTTGGCAACCACTTCGTCGCCAGGATTGTATTCGTCATGCTTTTTCGTGCTGGTCATCGCTCGCTCCTTGTCGTTTTGATCGCCTTCCGTTTCTTCCAAATCTAGATCGTCCTGCAAAGCCTGTTCGGCTTCATCTTCCCGAGCCTCGCGCGATGCTTCCTGCCGTTTCGTTTCGTGCGTCATCGGCGCTTTCCTCCGGTGAAATTGTTTAGCAAAACCACAGCCGCAACAAATCCGCCGATGTATAAAGCGTTGTTCTCTAGCCACGTCAAAGCATCATTCGGATTGGGATTCGGATTCGGCGCGGCCCCTCCTGATGGTGTGGACACTAACGAAAGATTGGAGCCTGAAATGTTGTTTCCCACGATTCCAATTAGCACGCCATCGCATACAGACTTGGCATCGCTCGTGAATGCATTCCCTACCGAATCCAGGATCGTGAACTGAAAATGAATCGGCGCGCCCGTCCCAAACACCTTATTCAAAATCGTCTCGTCGTTACTCGATTGCACTACTGACATGCCATGAGCCGTGAGAGCCGAAGCGAATTGAGACATTGCCGAAGCCGGAGTGACCGTCAAATTCCCCGGGCCGCCCACAACCGTCGCAGTATAGAGAACTGTGCTTCCGCTGGGGACTTGCGCAGGCAAAGCAGACTGCGGAGTTTGCACAGAGACCGATGTTGGCGTTACCGTGGTTCCTTCCGTAGTTTTGAGTCCCCCGTATTTCGCCATCAGAGTAGGCACGTCAGTCGTGCCAGCCATCAACGCCTGAATGTCGGCGTCCGTAGCGCCCGCAGCGCTCAAGGCATCGATTGTGTTGCCGTCGAGACCGGCATCCCAAGCTGCTTGCATCTGTGCGTCAGAAACAGTGCCAAGGTTGCCGTGCGATCCCGCGTGGTATCCCAGCATCGCATGCGCGCCGGGCTGATAGCCGAGCATCGCGTGCGCGCCGGGTTGATAACCCATGCCCATTCCGGACCGAAGTTCCTCAAACGCGGGATGGTTCGGAAAAATCATCAGCGTCCTATTTTCTCCGAGTGTATAAATTCTAATTCGGACACTTCGACTTTAGAAATTTCACCGTCATCAAAACGTACTTCAATCGCAAACGGATCGTCGGTGAATGCATGGACAATTCCAAACCGTTTCGTTTGGGACATAAAAACCTTATCTCCAATTTTCAAAGTAGTTCCATCAAAAATCATCGCCGCCGCCCTTTCTTTCCGCCCAGAAGCCACGATGCCGCGATTACTGCCGCCGCAGCCACGAGGCCGTTAGGATATCCGGCGAACAAAGTTTCCTCGGAAAGCCAATTCGTGATCGACGAAAACGAAAATCCCGACGATGGCGCGGCGGCGCTGGCCGAACCTTGCGCGATCTGCGCGGCGCTAGGAGCGGGCGTGCCGGAAATCAAATCTCCCTGCGCGGCGAGGGCGGAACCTTGCGGCGTCAATTTATTTCCGCCGGTCAAGAGCGAGCCGGACTGATACAGCGTTTGCGCGTCCCCGGTGAGATAGCCAGAATAGGTGACGCCCGTCACGGGATCGACGATGCCCGTCAACTCCACCGGCAAGCCGCCAGGCGATCCCGAAGTGGAGACCGTTTGACCTGTGGCCACGACGGGGCCTTGCACTTCCACCGGAAGTTGTTCCGGCTGGACTCCTGGTTGTACTTGTTGCGGGGGAAGAATGTGCGGTGCTGGCGTTTCGGGAATCGGCAACACAGTCCGGGAAAGAGGCATATTGACGCGCATCGCTGAAAAGGAAGCCAGCGCAGCGCCCAGATGAGGATCGGTGATGGCGATCATCGCCGCCTCTTTCTTGGCCGGGACTGTATGTAGGAAAACGCAATCGTTCCCAACAGCAGCCCCACGCCAACGACGCCGTAATTGGGAAAACCGGGAATCATCGTGGAGCCGGTAAACCACGACGTAAGTGAACTCATCGCACCGGAAATGTTTCCGAAAGGCGAGGTTGTCGACGGCGTTTTGTACAAATTTCCGCCATTCAAAAGCGTCTGCCCTTGCGTGGTGAGTTTTCCCGCAGCCGTCACGAGCTGGCCCGCGGCCTGCAAACCCTGCGCGGCCACGCTTAAGTTATTGGTGTTCACCGTATTCGTCACGCCGCTGTTCGGATCGGTGATGTTTATATCTTGTCCTTGTCCCGTCGCAGTGGTCTGCAGGTTCGCCGTCGCCGTCCCAGAGGTAGCCGCGGTGATCTGTTCCGCGATGGTGTACGGCACGGTCTGCCCGGTCTGAATGTTGGTGTAGGTGCCGTCGCCGTTGCTGGTGAATTCGTTGCCCACAGTGGCCGGATACATCGTCTCCAGCGACGGAGAAAGTTGATTCGGCAGCGGCAAAACAGGCATATCGATCGTGGCAGGCGGACCTAAATCGATGATCGGCGGCGCGGGATTGTCTGGAGCAATAAGTCCGCCGGCAACGTCCGTGGAAGTGGTATCGAATGCGATGGGATCTTGGCCCAGCATTCCCAGGAACGCGCCGCGCATGCCGCAGCACCGTTCGCCCGTGGGCGATACGGTGAGTCCAGGAAGCGGAGAATCAAGTTGCGCGTACATGGCTTTTTCCGAGGCCCCTTACCGGGGCCTTAGCGATGCCTCCCGCCAAAAACTTTAGCCAAAACGAAAACGCCCGCGCCGATGGCAAAGATCGAATTCGGCATTCCGGGAATGAACGTAGATTCCCCCATCCAAGTGAGCATCTGATCCCAGATACTCGTCGAAGTGGGCGTGGTCGCCGTGCTGATGGCGAATTGCCCGCCGGGGCCGAACGAAATATTAGTAAGCGGCGAATCTCCCAAGTCGCCCAGGCCGCGAAAGTTGGGATGGATGGCGTTTTTGTTGCGCGTGGAAAGCAGGCCGTACGCGCCGAGTCCGCGGAAATTCGGATTCAGCCCGTTGCCGTTCTTCGTGGATAGTCGCGCGTAGGCCATTTTTTTATAAACCGTGACTCGTGATTCGTGATTCGTGAATCGTGAAAATCATCCCGCTACCGCCCAGGCGCCGACGGCGGCCAGCGCGATCCAGCCCCAGGCCGGGATTTGCGAAAGGGAAAATCCCGCTGGCGATGGAGGGATGCCGCCCACCACTTCGGGAACTTGCGAACCGCCTTGCGAAGTTTGCACAGCCGGGGGCGCGCCCGGTGCTGCAGATGCCGCCGCAACTTGAGCGGCTGATGCCGCAGCTTGCGCGGCCTGCGTCTGAAATTGTTCTTGCCAATAGAGGACCATCGCGTACAGGCAGATGCTTAACAAACAATTGCTGTTGCAGTAGGGGCTATCGTTGATCGCCGCGCCGCCGCCGGGAATGCTGGATGGACCGGAAGCGCTTCCCGACGCGCCGCCCGCCTTCATGTACTGCGAATAAATTTCCGGCAGCGCGCTGGCCGCATCCCCCGGATTCATTTGTCCGCTTTGCACTGCTTTGAAAATCACGGAAAAAGCGTTGTTGACGGCGGGAATCACGCTGCATCCGAAATTCAAGTCGCGCCGTACGGCCGCGGCATGATGCTGAAAAATCGTACCGATCAAACTGATGATCGCGCCGACGCCTGCAACGACCCATCCGATCACCGGAACGGCTGCGGCGGCGATGATGTGCGTACCCGCCAGAATCCCGATCCCGGCGGAAGTAGTTCCCAAGGCCAGTCCGTTGGCAGTTTGAAACAAGTTGACCGATTGCGCTTGAATCCCGGTGCAATCCGGGCCGATCGGCGGGGTTGCGGGCATCTGCCCGGAAGCAACAAAAGGCTCGAGCGTGGCCAGCCATCCTGAATTCCCGGACGGCGCGGGATTTACGTTGAACCTGGAATACGCTTGCAGAGCTTTATTCAGCGCGTCCATCGGAGAAAGTGAAGTGGAGGAATCGCCCAGGAAACCGAGTCCGCGAAAATTCGGATGCAGCCCGTTCTTGTTTCGCGTCGATAGAAGCGCGTAGGCCATCATCCGCCCATTGCCTCTTTGTATTTTTCGCGGACATCCGGACTTAATTCTGAAGCCTTCTTTTTCATCGCTTCCGCCGAAACACTGGACACTAACTTGCCAAGCATCGAAGGAGAAAACAGGTCAATCCGTTTTGCTAAATCGATGAAAAGCTGCATCACGTGTTGTTTACAAGCATCGCAAGAGACCACGTGATCTTTCCAACGATCATGAATCATGATGTGCTGTTCCGTGCCCGTAGTGTGGTCGTGGATTTTTTCCAAGGATTCAGGACAAACGATTCTGAGCCGCAGAAGTTCGTCCGGTTCAATACGATTCCGGTCAGCGGAAATCAGTTGAGAGGTTATGTTGAATTCGTCGCTCACGCCCAAAAATCCCCTGTCCGAGTATTCCCAGATGCGCCGCAAAAATCGCGTCCACCAGAATCCGAGGCGCGCTGTCCGGCGGATCGTCACCATAGTCATTCGCTCGCGAGCCACCAGATTCCGCCGATCACCGCGGCCAAGAAAAGCAATTCGCCGGTGGAGGTGGAAAAGAAGGAAGTCTGCGCCGGCACGGACATCGCCGATCCTCCCGGCCCGATCGCCGGACCCACCACGGGCCGCACCGTCTGCCCGCCCACGGATTTCAGCGCGCCGGATGCGTCCGTAAGGATGGCGGCCACGTCGGAGGTGACGCCGGCGAGTCCGCGCAGCGTTTGCGGGCGATACCCGGACATGGTGCCGTCCGCCCCGCCGGGATAATCCTCGTGCGAATCGTCCGTCAAACTCCACCACTGGCGGCGGAAGAAAGATTCCGGCGCCACGCCGATCACCGCGCCGGGGCGCGCAGCGTCCAGGGGATACCATTCGCCGTCAATAAAAACTTCGCAGTAGACGTGCGAAAAATAATCCGGCATGCGCGGGTCGCTGGCCACGGTCACTAGGCGAGTTTCGAATCCGATGGAGCCGAGCAGCGCGGGCAAAACATTGGCGTTGATATCGTCGCAATCCCCGGCCTTCAATTGCAGCAGCTCGCGCGTGGGACGCAAGGCTTCCTTGGTGATGGGATCGTTCACGAAATAAAACGAGCGCGCGTAATCGTAGATGGCGGCGATCTGCGCCTGCGAATCGTGCGGTTGCGCCCCAGCGTTGCGGATGATTTCGATGGCCGTGCGGTTGACGAAAGGGTCTTTCCAGGCATCGTCCACCAAGCCGCGCAGCACCGCGATGGTCTGCGCGGTGCCATCGTCGCCCCAAGCCAGCGGCGCGGAGAAAAGCAATCCGGAACGATCGGCAATCGGAAAAATTCCCATGCAGGGCGAAGGATGCCCGAAGTTCTTTCCGCGCGAAAGAACATCGTGGACGTGCGCACCCGTTATTTCATCGGGTACAACACCGCGATGCGTGCGTGACATCTGCCCTTTTCGTGTGCTTTACTAGGCATTGCCTGGCAGGAGAAATGAGGATGTCGAGTGGCCACTATGACGCAACCGGCTCCCGGTACGCGATTTCGCAAAACAATCGAATCTGAGGTTTTACCTCCCAG